CGTAGCTGTTTCGGAATGGTTATGCCAGTTAGACGATAGCTCAATCTAAGCGCCCCTGTTATGGGGCGCTTTTTTGTTTCGGTTGTCGGAAAAAATCAGACAATTGAAACACGTAGTTAATTGTGTTGATGTTGTGAAGGTAAAGGTTCTCGTCTATATGGAATAAATCTTTGATAATATATAGACAAGGAAAGAGCAGACGAGAAAGGAACTGTGATGGACATTCAGGTTAAAGAATGTGATGGTAAGCGTTACAAGGTCTACAATGATACTTGGTATTGGTTTGATACGCCCGATAGGGTCATTCAGATTCTTGATGGCGCAATGAAGAACCATGAGCGTATTCGTGTTTTCTATGGAGATACTGAAACTGGACGCGACTGGTGCGAGTTCTTTGATACTATTGGTTACGTTAGCCGCAGTTGTGGCAACTTTAAGATTCCTTTGTTGATTAATAACAGTCGCTCCATTGGCGGCCCTAGTATTCTTGATGGAAATATTGTGAAGATTACCATTGACAAGGTTGTCGTTTATCAGCATCCAAATTATCATTTGGATGAATCTAAGTTTGATGGCTTGAATAATAAGCAGATTGATTTTCTTAAAGGCAAACGCAACCGTGAGTTCTAGTAACTCTAATTGAAAGAATATAACATTGGCTGATACTATGGGCTTTAACTATGACGAGACTTATACCCTTATGCGTAAGTTTCGTGAGTTGACCAAACAAGAAGTACGTATCATGGATTACCTTATGAAGATGGATGTTTTCGAGGGTACGTATAGCGAGCTTGCAAAAGCTATTGGCGATGAAAAGCTATGCAGCAATGTACGCAAGGCACTGTTGCATTTGCAAAGTATGGGTATCGTGAATATCGTAAATGTTTATTACGAGGATGAAGCGAAAGACCATAAGAGCAACCCGATGAAGGCGTGTTTTATCGTTGATGGATGGATGTACGCCTTTTTAATGGGTGGCTGGGATAAGGTTGAGTTCGGTACACGCGCTTGGGATTAGCGTGTCTTAAATCGTATTACAATAGCTTAGAAAGGTGGTTGCCATGAAGATTGAGCAGCTTAGTGATGATGAAATGTATGAGCTTAAAGACAAGCTATATACTGATTTTTATTACAATCAAGACGCATTGCCGCCGATGATTGCTACTGAACGTAATGTTTTGGCAAGCGCGACATACCCTACGGATATTCCAGATTGGCTGATGTATAATCTTTACCAAGGTACAGAGTTTACCGAAGATGACTTTTGGTGCAACCTATAGCCTTGCCATGTTGGAATATATAATATCACGTCTCATAGGCGGCAACACTATCCCACGCCTTTTCTCACTTTCTTTCCTTTCATTGTGTTGCCGTCTATAAGGCGTGATATTTTTTGTGGAGGAAATATGAACTTGAAATATAGTTGACATGTAGTTACCAACTATATATACTATTAGTCAATGAAAGAGAAAGAACCTTAGAGAAAGGTACTACGATGAAAGAGACTATGACCCATACGATTCATACTTCCACTACTTGCATTGGAAACTTTATCTGCACTGGGCTTTACGAGACTTATCTTGGAGAGCTTTGGGGAGGTATCCCGTATGACATGCGCGACAAGGCTGATGATGAAATCGGTAAGTGCGCTGTGGATTATATCAACGATGCCCTTTGGACGGATGTTTTCCCGTCTGATTATGATGATGATTTTGAAGTGACGTATACTGGTACGTATCATCCGAAGTGGTATAATTTTGAGACTGATTCGACCCTGTTTGATTTTGCATATACGGATAAATTGTGTGAGTATATGCTTGGCTATGCCGCCATGAACCGTGATAACTTTGAGGAGTTTCTTGAGAAGAAGTATACTTCTCACGATGGTTATGTGTCGTTCACGCCTAACAACTGGGACGATTGGTATGATGGATATATCAAAGATGATTTTCGTTGCGTATCCGCGCTGATTTATTTCATGCTTATCATGCTTTCTTGCGTTAATATTGATGATAACTACAATTTTGTAGGCGACAACAGTTATCAGTATGGCTTTATTGATAATTGTGTACAGACTATTTCAGAAGATTTCACGCCTTATGACTATGCTGTGAAGTATGAGAATGGAATGGTTGTCGCTGTATTCAGTGACTATGACGAGGACGGCGAGCTTTTCAATTGCTATCTGCTTGATGCTGACGGTAATGTGATTAAGCATGAGCAGATTTCAGACGAATACAATGAGTTCAACCGTAGTGCGTTTGCAGCATTTCAGTATGGTGATGTTGAGCGTGTGTTGGATGATGATACAATGCTTTACCATATGCACAGTGAGCCTTGTATTACTCCCGATATTCCCGAGCATGAGTGCTAATGGGTGATACGGCGTATTGCACTTGGAATAATAAACAAGGTGCCTTTGTTATTAAGAATGAGTCCGATTTAGAAAAGCTCAAAGAAGATATACAAAGGCACCTTGACGCGCTGCTCAATATGTGCAATAATCTATCGCAGGTTTATTAGTGTCCGCATAAAAGGAGTATAATATGCTGACTGCGATTTGCAAGAGTATGGAAGATGCTGATTATTGGGCTTATGACGATACGATTGAGGATGTTCTTGAGGATATTGTCTATGTAGCTGACAGTGAGCATTGTGCTGGCGAGCATGAGTGCGTGGCTTCTGCCCTTGATCCAAAGGGTAATGATTGGTATACTGATTCTTTACAGACAAATGAAATGATGTTGTCTGATGATGAATTGTTTGTGGTTACTTACTATGTCTATGATGGTAACGGTTCATTTGACGAGCTGGTCGATTTTGCTATCACTAAGAACGATATTATTAACAACGTTCTCACGAATAAATATGTCGAGGGCGCTTATTATTGGACGTTTGGACAGATGCTAAAGACCACTAATGACTGGCTTAATGGCAAGTATGGTGAGTATGACGATTAGTTTTTAATCGTGTCTTATACGGAAAAGTAAAACGTTTTAGCAGGGCTGTTTAAGCCCTGCTTTCTTATCTACTTGATAACTACTTTTATATGCAATACAATATAGTTAGACTAATGTAACATATAAAGGAGTGCTTATGTATGTCAAGTATGAAAGTAAATGTCCAGAAAAATGAACGCGCCATGCTTAATACGACAATAAACAAAGACGTTTTAGATAGCTTTAAAGCCCATTGTAAAAGCGCTGGGATGCCTATGAACACGGTATTGGAGACGTTCATGGTACAGTTTGTATCAGGCGAGTTTGTGTTAAAGATAGGCAAGAGCAATAAGATTGATATTAAAGACTAGCATTTAGCTAGTCTTTTTTGTTTGAAATATCTACTTGACAACTATATGATAAGTAGTATCATGTATGTTGATAGTCGGAAGAAAGGATAGACCGTGGGTATGAATAGCGATGACTGGAAAATTATAATCTTTTGTTTTATTTTTTGTACGACATTGCTTGTTTTAGAGTTTATCCATATATATAGTTAGGTTGGAAAATTATGAGTAACGTTGGGTTTGTTACCATGGAAGAGCCGACTGCTATTCCACAAGAGGTAACGGAAAAGGTTGACGATGTGTTTGCCAAGATGGCGCAAACAGTTAAAGACAAGGTATATGTTGTATGGTATGATAATGGAGAAGAGTATGATGATAACTATCAAGACATAGATAGAATCTTTTCCAGCTATGATGATGCCGCTAAATATCTTGATGATTGCGGCTATATAAAGCAGGTCGAGAACGGATATGGTGGAGAATATATAGAGTGGCATGTGCCATATGACGAGGAATATCCATATAATAATTCATGTTATTTCATTCGTGAGTTTGATTTGTACTAATTGTTAGGAGAAAAAATGTCTAAGATTCATCCACGCTGCTGCGCTAACTGTCGTAATTGCGAGCCGTTTGATAATGGCTTTGAGGTGCAGGACGATGAAGCAGGCTATTGCAAGGCGCATGAGTGGGAGATTGTATACTTGGATGATGATTCGTGGTGCGATGATTTTGTAGCTGTGAAATCGACCCGTGTACGTGACGAGGACTGGGATTAGCATGGTGGAAAACAATAAGGTTGTACTCAATACAACCATCGACAAGGATGTTAAAGACGCTTTCAGTGCCTATTGCAAACAGGTTGGTTTCTCTATGAATACGGTGCTAGAGATTCTTATGCGACAATTTGCGAATGGTGAGTTTCGTATTAAGTTTGAAAAGAATAAGTTGGATCTTGATTTAGAAGAATAATACCTTGTATATAGGTTATAATAGACGGGTGGAACATTTATAGTTCCACCCTTTTTTATTTTCAAAATTGACTGCAAAAATATGAGCTAACTACTTGATAACTACATTGATATAAGGTAGAATATAGTAAAGAAAGACGAGAGGAAGGGATTGATAATGGCTAGTCCAGCATTTGCGCCAGTTGTTGTGGAAGAAAAGCAGCAGAACAATATCATTCCGTTTAGTGTTATCATTGGCACTAAAGATGTTAAGCCTAAAAGTCCGAAGGCTCGTGATAATAGCGGTGGATTAAAGCCTGCTGGTGTATCTTCTGAGGTGTATGCTTTCCGTACCGATGAAGAGATTAAGTCTATGATTGATGTGTTTGACAAGCATATCAATGAAGCTACCGATGAACACCATCGTCAGCTTGCCAGTCGGAACAAGCTGCTGTTCGTTATTGGTATCAATGTCGGTCTGCGTGCAAGCGATTTGATTACGCTTAAATGGAGTTTCTTCTTGGACGGTGTTGAGGACGGGGAGTATAAGTTTAAGGACTTCTATACTTTGCAACCTAAAAAAACACGTAAGCAGAAGAAGTTTGTCAAGTTGTTCTTTAATAACACCGTGAAGAAAGTTATTGTAGAGCACCTTAATGAGTTCCCTGCGGATAATTTAAACGAGTATATGTTTAAATCCCGTGAGGGTGACGGCGCTATTGCAGCTACTACTCTTTGGCGTATTATCAAGAACGCAGCTAAGGAAGCTGGGATTAACCAGAATATCGGTAGCCATTCCTTGAGGAAATCATTCGGCTTTAGGGCATGGCACGATGCGGAAGATAAGGATAAGGCGCTTGTCATTCTAAGCTATGTGTTCAATCATAGCAGCGTAGCTACTACACGAAAATACATCGGCATTATGGATGATGAAATCAAAGACGTGTTCGACAGTCTTGAGCTTGGTTATGATTTTATTTAATGAAAGGTGAGTATCATGGGTCTGTTTGGTCGGAAAAAAGACATTACCAACATGGTATTTGACTGGGATTTGTACTGGAAAGATATTGAGAGTGGCGTTGATAATAAAACTATAGTCAAGAAGATGGAAAATCTTGATTACTATGTGAGCAAGGCTGAACAGTTATACGGAAAAATTTCAGTAGCGGCATACGCAAAGTAATTGATATAAGGCGGTTGTTTTTTGACAGTCGCCTTTGTTTATTATAATCTTAGATATTGAAGAGTGTTGGAGTGGTAAAACAAAACTAAGAGAAGGGAGCGCTTGTCTTTGCGGAAAAATTTTGATGACTTTATACAGACATTTGATTCCGATAACACGGCAAAGGTGGCTAAATCATTAT